ATAGCATCGAGCCAATATAAAACAGAAGATAATGCAGAGGAAATAACAGCAGATGTAGAGTTTACCATGACAACAAGTGCAACTAAAGCAAGAGAGTTAGCACTTATTGAATTATTAAAAGCAAGACAACAAATAGTTATGTCATGCACTACAAGTTTAAGTAAAGGTATGCAAGTACAATGTGGTGATTTTGTTAATGTGACTAATACTCGTCTTGGTTTCAGCAGCAAACCTTTTGAAGTCCAAGAATGGAATTTAACATCTTCAGATGTTGAAGGTGCTCCTCAATTAGTTTGTACAATGGTATTAAGAGAAACAGATCCAACTGTTTACAATAATAGTATATTATCAAACATCAATACATCAAAAGAACAAGCTACAGATCCTAATCCTGACACTAATTTAAGTGCTGCAAACACTGTAACAGCACCAAGTGCCATAACTTTAAGCAATCTAACAGGTGGTGAAGTAGAAGCATTTTGGACATTAACGACAAACATATCACAGATTCAATTAGAATTTAAACTCTCAACTGACACTACTTATACTGAACAACTTATGTCAGGACACAATAGGAGGTTTACTATTAGAGGTTTAACTGCTGGACAAACATATAATTTTAGAGTAAAAGCTATAAATTCTATTGGGACATCTAGTAGTTATGCAACTGCTAATATAACACTTTAATATGAAATTTTTTTAGTTTATAATGCTACTATGGATGAACAATTAAAAACAAGTCGGGAAAACAAAGAAGCAATAATTGAGTTAAGAGGTGAACTCAAGTTAGTTCATCAAAAAATTGACACTATTGAAAACAATCATTTAGCACATATGCAGAAAGATATAGATCGTATTGCTAAAGTTATATGGACTGTTGCCTTTATGGTATTAGGACAAGTGTTATGGACAATTACTAGGTTATTGGTTGGATGAAAGATTATACTGAATTAATGGAAAGAATTAAAAAGCATGAAGGAT